TGCCTTTTAACATTTCCTACAGGAACATCATCTGGTCTTGGTTTAGGTTTAGTTACCATTAATGTCATCCCTAAGTCTTAGCATTGATCTGAGCATACGTATCTCACCTTGAGCACGATATACTTCTTCTATATCGTTAAGCTGCTCAAGACGTTTATGAACTTTATCTATTCTACTAACTATTTCTTCCAGAAATGGATTATACAACTCTGGATTGTTTACGAAAGGTTTTAAAGTATTATTCACTACTAGCTTCATTGTACCTGTTGTTGACCAGTATTGCCTGAGAAGCCCTGTTCTCCTGGCTGAGGGGCTGTTCCAGTTCCTATAGTACCACCCCCACTACCTTGGGTATCCTGCACTTGTGCGCCAGCAGGTGCGTTCTGAGGAGCATTTACTCCTGGAGGTGGTGCTGGCGGTGGGTTAGCTTCTCTAAATTGTTTCAGTATCTCAGCTTGGACCGCAGCTTGCCCCATATTGTTGCCAACTTTATCTGGGTCAAGATCCATTGACTTAGCAATTTCACGTACAATATAGTCCATACGTGCGAATGGAGCGAG